TTCTATTATAATATCATTTTCTTTATCTTTAATTAGAGCGTCAGTAATATCTAATTCGTTACAATCATTAATATCAGGACCACAATTTTCATACATATCATGTTCAATCCGATGTTTTAATGTAATTCTTCTCTTTAATAATTTTTCCATTATTTACCTTTCTTTTGAATTATAGTTAAGTTTGTATTGTTTTTAACCCAAAGAAGTATTTCTTGCCAAAGAGATGCTTTGGTGTCATCACTAACTACTATTTTACTTACTAGTTCATGAAATTTAGTTCCTTCTTTCTTCATACAGCCTCCTTTACTATTTCTTTTGCTAGTTCAACTGCTATCCTAGTATCTTCTCCATATCTAGAACAACACTCGCAACTTGTCCATGTTGCTCCACTTTTTGCAAGTATTGTATAAATAAGGTGTTCTACCTCATCTACAGTTATCTCTTCTATTACACTATCGTCATCGTCATCTCTAATCTTTATTGTTCTCATTTTGCCTCCTTATTAGTTAATTATATGGCTGGGGGAGGATTATGTATTACCTCCAAGATATTTTGCCTCTAATGGGTCTTTCGACCTCACGACATGAATAATAATGACTGTCATCACCTTATTTATAGTAGGTTGACGCCCACTACATCATAAGATCCACTACAGAATATTATCCCTTATACATCCCGAGACTACGGGGTATAGAATAGTATAAGTTAATGCCGACAATGAGATACATAAGGTTTCCCTTTCATTGTTTGTTTCCCGTCACATCTGCGTATATTTAGTCTGTTAAGACCATATTACTATCATTTAATAGTAACACTAGGCATACCCATAAATATACCACCTGCGCCCCTCTCACTATAAAAGGGCATAAGCACTTCTGAATAATGCAATAGCCGCTAAGCCTACATTATTCGTACGGTTACTTCCACAGGTTTCCCATTTAATGTATACTATTACTTAATAATGATCAGCTATCAAGTTCTAATATACATACCTCAGTTGTTATTATAAATTTCTCTTTTTTCTGTAATAATAATCTAAATCATTAACAATATTAGATATTTCTGGTGACATACATTTAGATATATCTCTTTTTGCTATTAATTTAGCAGCCTTTGACCAATCTACTCCCATTAATATGACACTTATTTTAAATTTCTCCATTTGTTCTCCCTATTTCTAATTATTCTACCTTTATTTGCCTCTTTTAGCAAATATTTCAGTTTTTTTACCTCTTTTTTCAACGAATCAAGCTCTAAAGACATTTGATAGTCTCTTAAAGCGTCATCAGGTATTTCTATTCTCTCCATCCCTTATCCTCCTGTAACATTTTACGCAATATTTCTTTCTATTATTTATCAATACTGCCTTTTTCTTGCATTTTTCACATAAATCAGACATTGTGTTCTCCCTTTTATCGATTTTTTACACTATAAGCTCCTATCAAATTATAATATTCGCCATAAAACTCGCTATTTATTCCAGCAGGAGGCACCGATTGAATTTCAGGACTAATTCTTATAAATTCTAACAATATTGACATTGTTATTGAAGATCTTTTAGAGTCATAACCAACTCCAGACCATCTTCTTATTGCTATCTTTACTTTTATCTTTAAATCACCCACCATATAACCTAGTAACTTAAAATCTGACTGATAATTAATAGAATGCAAATACCCTGAATCTTTAACTAATTTTTCTATTTGTTCTTTTGTAGGCATTTTATATACCTCCTTTAATTCCAAACTCTTAATAATAATTTAAGTAATAATATTGCTGTTGCTAACACTGAAAATATACCTATCATATGTATTAAGCAGCTAATATACATCATTATTTCAGTTCTCATAAACTTTGATTTTATAAAGTTCATCTATTCTCCTCTTTTTTAAAATAATTAGTATCTATCTTCTTCCTATGATCTTTATATAATTGATGATCATGCCATTTAATATTATTTTCACCAAGTATATGCTTTAAAGTATTACTAAAATCATGCATCTCTAATCTTTCAACCTCATAACGATCTACTTCTGCTGCAAGTCTTCCAACTTCTGTTCTATAATATTCTATTATAAATTCATTTTCTTTATCTCTAATTGCAGATTCAGTTAAATCTAATTCTCTACAATCATTACCATCAGGACCACAATCAATATACATATCATGTTCAATCTTATCTTTTAAAAAAACTCTTTTCTTTAATAATTTATGCATTTGCTCTCCAATTTAATTTAATATTATAATAGATTTTGTAGCGGAGGTTAGAATCGAACTAACAATGTGTCGAGTTTATGAGACTCGTTAGCCTACCAAAGCTTGTCTCCGCATTAGAATTCTTTAGTATGGCAGAATAGATATAATATATCAACGCAGTTCATTACTCTGCTTTATCCCACCATACAGGTCGTTAGGGCAATCCACCCCAAATCTTTGCTCAT